AGGGGATATGGGCTTAACCGGAGCCACTGGCCCACAAGGCGACACTGGCCCGACCGGCCCGCAGGGGCCGCAAGGTGATGTCGGAGCGACGGGGCCTCAAGGCCCGCAAGGCGCTACTGGCCCAAACTGGACGACAAGCGCAGAGGCTCGCGCTTCGCTGAGCGATGAGAGCGGCACAGGTGCGATGCTGTTTGCCGGCGGTGGGCCAGCGGGCACGGCTACCGCGCTTGCTGCTAATGCCGCAAATTGTAGCGGGAACAACTTTGCGCTCGGTGTTGATGCGAGTGGGGCGGGGGAATGCGCTCAACCTGCCTTTAGTAACCTAAGTGGTTCAGCTACGGACGCACAGATCCCTAATACAATCACGATAGATAGCGCTTCTGCTGTAACACTCAACGCACAGAATACAGATAGTACTTCCTTTATCGTTATGGCTGATTCTGCCGGGGCAGGTACAGCACAAACCCCTCGAACAGATAATTCCCTTACTTTTGACGCTAACGTAAATACACTCCTAATACAGCCCGCCTTATTTGCTGATCTTCGACTTGGGTCATGGACAGCTAACGCTGGTTGGGCAGCAATATCCGTGCATGGTGATCTTGCTAATCCCAGTCTTTTTGGAACGTCTTTTGGGGGCGTAGGAAACCTCTACCTTGGACGCAAAACCGGGGGATCTATCTATATTACCGAAAATGGATCAACTGTCGGTGGGGCAGCATTTGCTCCTGCGGCGAGTAACGGTGGAATGACGTTGTATGGCGCAACTAGTGGGGGGGTAAAACTCGCACCAGCGCCGGTTGCCGGTTCAGTTACAGCATATCTCCCCAATGCAACGTCTAAACTCGGTGGAACAATTCATACCGATATAGCTCCTATTGGTAACGTGCTAGGTGGAGCTGATACCTTACAAACATGGACAATGCCTGCCGCCACATTGCGCGGAACTGTCGTCGGAGACTGGATTCGCATACGCACGGCGGTGACAATGGCTGCAAACAGTAACACGAAAACCTTTCGTCTACTAGTAGGTAGTTACGTTCTCTATACAACAGGAGCAGCAGCTATAAATGGTGCAGATATTAGCATTGATGCACTAATAATGGTAGATGGTGCTGCCACTGGAAAAACAATCGTGAGCGTTAACTCTGATGATACTAACGTACCAATAACAGCTAACTATGATAGGGCGATTGCAGAAACCTGGGCAAACACGATTGTAATTAAGGGAGAAGGCACTAGCGCTGCCAATACATCATCGGATGTGGTTCAAATGATGCTACTTGTCGAATACGGGCAGGGCGGACTATAAAAGGAGATAATTATGAGCACTACACTACACATTGGCACGGATACATATCGTCTGGATAAATTCCCGTTACCAGCAACTACTGAGACTAATCCAGCACCACTTGATATTTGTATCAATAACGGTTATGCTTATTGTTCTTGTGAATTTGATCGTAAATTTTACCGAGTAGCACTTAATGCTCTAGATAATACAACTTGTGAAGCTATTGCTATTCCTCGTCCCAGTTCAATTTTTCGTTTAACATTATTCAATCAAGACAATCCCTCTCTAATTGCCGCACACGAAAATGTACGAACTGATGCTGCTGGTGTTATCTGGATGTCTGAATGTGGGGCATTACCTTATATGGGACGTAATTTAAATGCATCAAGAGTTATACGATATGATCCCAACAATAGCTCTACTGAAGCCTTTTCCCTTCCCTTTGACAACGCTGGTGTAGTAGGGCTGTATATAGACGGGGCTCGTCTTTGGGTAACGTGTGCATCGCCACAAGTAGGGGCACAACTACTAGTAACACGTCCCGCTTCTTGGCCACGTAGTTTAACTTCCCCTTCTAGTATGCCAGGAACTATTCCTCAAGGAACTGAGCTAGCGGGCTGGCGATCTCTTACTCTTCCCGGTACATTCCCCGCGCATATGACTATTGGCCCCGATGGACGATTATGGATAACGTGCTATTGGTCTAATTCCGTACTTGCAGTTAACCGAGATACCTTAGCGATACAATCATATCCGCTTCCTGCAACCACCTTACCACTAGGTCGTGGTCCGTGGCAACTTACTTTCGATCTAGGGGGTGGGTTATGGGTATCTTGTGACAACGCGCGAGAAATAGCGAAACTCATACCCTCTACAGGAGAGTGGATAGTATATCCTACCGGTTGTAATGATAATGACCAAGTACACTCCCTTGCTATAAACGGGGGCTCAATATGGTTTACTGCTTATGGGGTCTTAAGCGGTGGGCGTATTGGACGACGAACGGCGACTGGTATAATGGAACTCTCTGAACCCTTTGATAGCGTTGGTCTACCTAAAGGAGCAGCAGGTATTGCCTTTGACTATACCGGCGCAATTTGGATCTCCCTATTTGGGAGCCAAGCAATAGGGAGACTCACAAAAATATAACCCTAACCTACAGAGAATAAACATTCTCTACTACTTATAATAGGAGATATTAAATGAATCACGAGTTATTAGTCAATATTGAACATTATGCTACACTTATCATCGCTCTTGGAGGAGCATTAACTACTTGTTTTTATATTATACGAAAGTTTTATCAAATCTTTAAAAAGTTCTCTGAACATTTACAAGCAATAGATAATGCTATGCCAACTCTTTTAAAAATAGCAGAAGAGTTCAAACCCAACCACGGATCTTCCCTACGAGATAGTATTGATCGTATAGAGGAAGAAATGTTACGTACCCAAATAAAAGTACATGCTTTATTATCTACTACTCATGTTGCTTATTTAGTTATAGATGGAAAAAATGAATGTAGTTGGGCTAACTGTAAATATCTAGAGATTATGGAAACAACCGTAGAACAAGTTTTACATCGTGGGTGGATTTCTCATATACATCCTGAAGATAGAGGAACTATTATCGAAGAATGGACCCGTGCTATAGCAGACAAACGTGATTTTCGTTATATCTATCGATTACTTAAAATATCTGGAGAAGAAATTAAAGTACTAGTAACAGCGAATATGACTTATCGTCCAATAACACATGAATTTGCAGGAGCACTTTTTGCCATTATTCCGTACGACGAACGAGACCGTACTAATTTAGTTTGTCCCTACGACTACCCCTGCGTTGACAAGCCTACTGAAATTCCACCCGGTACGGAAAGGGACTAACCTACTTAAAAAGTTTGCTCGGTTTACATAATCTATAATACAAGAAGTTTTAAACCACATTAGGGAGCTAATTTATCCCCCTTACGGGGGCGAAAACGTGCCTAAACAAGCACTAATGCGTTTAGAAAGTTTAACACGACGCGGTGTTTATATATTTTATTATAGAAAGTTTTTCTGGCATTAGGGGCTAAATCTTCCCTTGCCTCCGCGTGTGGGTGTGGTATCATAGGTCTGTGGGAACGATCCCACGGATTAAATAATTGAGGTATGAATAATGAGTAATAAAATTGATTTCTTTGATATTTCCGATGAACAAATTAAGAACGATGGTAAGAGCAGTGGTGACCTAATGACCCTTCCGCCTGGGGATACATTAATCCGATTAATGCCCCCGTGGAATAAAGGTCGTATGTACTACAAGTCCTACAAAATGCACTTCTCACTAGGTAATCTGGTCAACTATGGACTTGAAGTTGACGGATGGTTTAACTCTCCCTGTCTTGCAGACGTCGAAGGTAAGTGTCCGATTTGTGCTCTAGCTAATAAAGCCAAAGCACTTGGGACTCGTAACTCCGATCCGAACCTTCTACAACTCAGTCGTGATATTCGCGCGAAGCAACAGTATATCGCTAATGTGGTAGATATGCAGCATCCAGAACGCGGGGTGCAACGCCTCACGTTTGGAGCTAAAGTGTATAATGATCTTCAAGCCCATTTCACTCGAAAGGGAAACATTACGCACCCTGTCACTGGGTTCAATCTCATTGTGACTAAGCGTGAAATTCCCAATCAGAAGTGGTTTGATTATTCTGTATCACTTGACGAACGGGTAGATATCTCAAAAGATTGGGATACACTTAAAGGTCAACTCTATGATCTAGACTTGCATCCTAACTATCCAGATCCTGCTCTCGTTGCGAAAAAGATCGAAGCAGTAGAATTGATTCCACCGAATAGTGTTTTGACTACATCATTACCTACGACCCAGGTAGTAGATATGGTGGACCTTGATAAAGCACTAGACGATATGGAATAAATAAGGAGAGGGCTAATATAGGTACAAGCGGACACCCCTTTACGTACCTATATTAGCCCTTGTATATTATGGCTAAAAAAATAACAACACAAATATTGGATGATACAGGTATAATCGATCTGGCAAAGGATCTTATGAAAGACTTTAAAGAAGATTCAATTATCACAACACTAGATAGTGGTGATATGGGAGGGGAGATTCCTTACTGGATTCCTACCTCGAGTACACTTCTTAACGCGGCTATAGGGGGTGGTGGTGGTATTCCGGGTGGAAGAGTAATTGAAATTACAGGCCCATCTAGTACAGGTAAAAGCGCACTATGTTACGACATTATTGCGAATGCTCAAAAGATGGGGGGCATTGCTATGTATATTGACACAGAGGGAAGTGCGGAACGTACTTTTGCTAGTGTTTTAGGAGTTGATCCTAAACGTGTCGTAGCAGCTCAAGCTAAAACGGTAGAAGAACTCTATAATAAAGCTATGAAATTTATAGAGAAAGCACGTTCTAAATTTGGTCCTACTATCCCTATTGTCATTATAGGGGATAGTGTTACACCCCCAACAGACGACGAGTTTGATAAGGATATGCGAGAAAATCCCAAGATCGCTGATAACGCTAAATTACAACGGCGAGCGCTTCGTAAATTAGTAAATATACTCAGTGATGAAAAAGCCATCTTCATCGGTATTAACCACACAGTCTCTACGGCTGGTAGTCAATACGTAAAAGAAGGGACTACTGGGGGAAGTGGATGGGCTTTCTTTCCATCATTACGCATTAAGTTATCCAATCCTTCTAAAATAGAAGGAGATGTAAAAGACTCTACTATTGGAATTATGGTACGCGCTGCTATTGCTAAATCAAAAGTAGATCGACCATTCCGTATTTGCAATGTAAGCCTTCTTTACGATAGTGGTATAGATGATATAGGGCCACTCATTGAGTTTGTTAGAACCTCGTCACCATTATTCGGGACTTCTTCTGGCTGGTATAAACTAGGAGGAGAATCATTACGGGCTGCACAAGTGCTTACCCTAATGAAGACCTCCCCCGAAGCTTTATCCTGGCTTAAAGAAGTAGCTACAAAAATGATGCAATTTGGAACTACTGAAGGACTCAAAGAATATACAGGACCAGTGCCAACAGGCACTACCTCAGATCTTATTCTGGAGGACGATGACTTCGCGGTATAAGAAGCCTATCCGGGTTTATGAGAATAAGAACTTCCTAAAGTTAGTAACAACTATAGGAATAGAGAACACACGTAAATTAATTGCTAGATTTCCTGGCGAAGTAATTAGTATCCCGAAGATCAATATATTCCTTGAATGCCAAAGGAATATATTGATCACTCGGGATTACCTCCTTGGGATATATTCACGAAAAGAAATGGGTGTGAAATGGGGGTTGCACCCCTCTTCTATTGATAGAATTGTAAAAACTACTCTAGCAAACGAGATGTTAAAAAAATGCCTGTAAACGCTGTACTCGTATCCGATCTACACTATCACCTACACCATGCCTTCTCAAAGGATGGAGGACGATCAAGACTCAAAGACATCTCAGATGTTATGCAACAAATATCTGACTATTGTAATAAGAATACTATCGAAAATATCTTTATATTAGGAGACGTTTTTGAAAAACGAGGAATTATCGATTCTCTTGTATATAACGCTTTCGCTACAGATCTAAAAAGGTTTCTACAAAGACCAAACACAACTGTATATATCCTGGTAGGAAACCATGATCAAGATTTAATTACGAATTCTTCATGGGATAACTCTTTAACTCCCTTAGCAAATCTCCATAGTAATCTCGTTATTATATCTGAACCGCAGGTAATCAAATTATATGGATTATTTTCTATCCTCTGTATCCCTTATATAGCGGATCATAAAGAAGTTGAAATTCTAATCAATAAGAATCCTTCTGATTATGTCTTTGCTCATGTTGGTATATCAGGAGCTAAATTAATAAATACAGATTATCAAGTAAAAGACGGAGTAGATCTAGGGAAGCTTCGTCAAGTACCCATCTTTACAGGACATTACCATACCCCACAAACGATGGGTAATGCTACCTATATTGGAAGCCCTATCCATCATAGTTTTAATGATGCTGGACAAGAAAAGTGTTTTATAGAACTCAACTTTGCAACCGGTTCTTTCAAACGGATTTTGACACAGTACCCTAAATTTATTAGACAATATATAAATGATCCTAATGATATTTATAAAATAAATTCTAATGATTATTATCAACTTTATATTAAAGAAAAGATACTCTTAAATAAAGATTATGATTATCTAAACACGCATACAAAAGGCTATGAAATAATCTTCACTCTAAAAGAAGATACACAAGCTATCGTGGCAAAATTTGATTCTGAACTTCGAGTACTTCGTAAATTCATTGAAAAAGAATTCAAAGAAGATAAAGTTCAACTCTATAAGGAAGCCCGTAAATTACTATGTTAATTGTTGAATCTCTTGAACTCGAAAATTTCTTGTCCTTTAAAAAAGCCATACTGCGCTTTAACCGTTCTGAACCCACCCTTGTTATTGGGGTAAATAAAACAACCTCTACAGCCTCTAGTAATGGTTCTGGAAAGACGGCCCTATTTGAAGCACTTCCCTATGGCCTCTTTGGTTATACGGCGTCGGGGCGGCATGGTGACAATGCTGTGCATAACTTTGAACGTGACTGCCTAGTACGAATCACAGGGACAAGTAATGGAAAGTCCTTTGTAATTGAACGCTATAGAAAGCATTACAAGCATAAAAACAATCTCTATTTTAAAGTGGATGGTGTATCTATTGAAGGAAACTCTGTAAAGAATACCCAAAAGATGCTCGAGCAATACCTTAGTATTGATTATAATCTAATACTACAAACGTGCTATTTTTCGCCCTCTAGTATTCGGACCTTCTGCGGAATGACCGACTCAGACCAGAAAGGCATCTTCCAAGCCCTCCTGAACCTGGACCGCTGGGAGGAGGCTTCTTCCCTCATTAAGGGAAAAATAACGTTACTAGAAAGTAACGTTACTACGATCAAAGCAGATGTTAAAACTCTAGAAGCTATGAAGAAAAAAGATCTTCAACAATTAGCCGAACAACGGATGGAACTTACAACAATACAGATTGTAGTTTCTCCTAAAGAAATTACTGATATAGAACAAGACCTCGAAAAAATTCAACAAGCAAAGATTAAACTAAAAGAACTCAGTAAAAAAGTAAATAACTGTCAACAAAAATTAGCGGATACCATCGCTGATGAAAAGGTACTTACTCGAGAGATCCAAAAGAAAACAGAGCTAGGAGAAACTTGTGAGGTTTGCGATCAATATGTCGATAAAGCGTCTATTCAACATCGTATAGATTCCTTAGAGAGCGATCTTGCTAATTTACGCGAGGTAGAGTTTAAATTATCTACTCTATTAACACATGGTCGGCGACGAAAAACTGATCTAACTAGTCTAGTATCCAGAGAAGAAGCCTTAAAAGTAAAGTGGAAATTCTTAAAAGAACATCTAAAATCGAATTTAAAAATGAAGAGGGCTAGGTTAGCGAAGATCACTAAACTAGGGAAAGAGATCAATAAAGTAATACATAAATTAAATTCACATAAAAGAACTCTAGATTTAATTAACTTAAAATTACAAGAACTCAAAAAATTAGAGATTGTTTTTGGGACGACTGGGGCTAAAACTTACATTATGAAAGAAGTTATTCCTTATCTAAATACTAGTTTAGTTAAGTATGCAAATATTTTAAGCCCTACTGTTCGGATCGAACTAGATACCCAACGACGAATGACTACTAATCAGTTAAAAAACAAGTTCAGTATTAAAGTTATATCCAAAACTGGGGTAGACTATAAAGGACTAAGTTCTGGAGAAGCTAAACGTGTAGATCTTTGTATTGTTTTTGCTTTCCTTGATCTTATTCGAGTGTTAGGTAAGAGTACTAACTTTATCATCCTAGACGAAATCTTAGATAATCTAGATCCAGTAGGAGAAGAAATGGCAATTAATCTACTTAAAAACGTTGATGCTACCAATATTTTTCTTATCTCACATAAAAACACCTTGCAATCTCGGTTTAGTAATGTACTATGTATTGAGAAATCTAAAGACATTTCGAGTATTATACAAGATGTTTGATGAGGAAATAGAATACACAGCTAGTGGTAGTAATAGTAATTCTTTTATCACAGAAGAAAAACTACTCGTATTAAAAATCTTTGTTCTAGTACTTCAGGACCTTAATCTTGAAGAACACTTTAAGGAATTAAGACAATATTTTATAGTCAATAAAAATCCTAAAAATAATATAGAGAATATGCATAGTGCTTTTGATTATCTAATAAAAGACTATTCTAACTATGTTCTATCGTTTAGTCACTTCTGTGAACTATTCAAAATACAAGAAGAAGCAGTTCGTGAACGGATATTAAAAATCATACGTAAACAAAAAAGCTTGGTACACAATCAACTTGTCATATGGGAGACCTTAAATGAGAACGGGTGGAAGTAAAGCTAAAGGAAACAGTTTTGAATGGAAGATCGCTAAAGCGTTAGGAGAAACTCTCTATAAAGATAAGGATACCTTTATCCGTACACCCTCGAGTGGGGCCTTAAATACCATTCGTAAAATGCGGGGGACTATGATGGAGCAAAACGTAAAAATGTCTGGAGATATTATGCAGATAGCGCACTTTGCTACGTGGGTATTCCCTTACAGTGTAGAATGTAAACACCATAAAGACTTTAATATTCTAGACTTACTCTGGAAGAAAGAGAAATCCGTGGCTTATAAAGCCTGGGAACAGTGTTGCCGGGATGCCGACTCCAGTAAACAAAAACCAGCTTTAGTATACCGTTCAAATAATCAACCTATTTATGTTGTACACTATGGAGATTGGTCTACTTCAAATATGAATAATTTAATTACTAATATGAATGTTAGTGTTCTTTTATTTTCTGATTGGTTAGAATATGAGGGACAATACCTATGTTAATGTATGATCCACAAAACAATAAGTATTATACAAAAGGGGATTGTTTATACGTAGATACGGCCAATGGTAAATACCGGCGTTTGATAGGCAGACTAACCGTCAATATTAACACAGGGATTTGTAAACTCCATATAAAACGAAAGCCGACTGAACGTATTAAGATGGGATGGTTAGTATCCGCTTTTCCCTTATTCAATATGCCAATCGACACTGTGATTCTTATAGAAGAACCTGGAAATATCTATATGATGGATTGGGCTAACTATAAAACCAAGCTGAAGCCTTGGCGCTTTACCCCGGTAGGAGGATTTGAAGAACAAATCCTCCTACCCGATGCTCATTGGACCGATATTAGCCCAAACAAATCTATCCTTATATCTTAATAGATGCGACATTCTTAAACGCATCTCGATACCGCTTCACAGCAATAACATAAGACTTGTTCTTAGTCGTAGGAGATCCTGCATTATATGCAGAAATCCACTGATCTTCTTGGGGATATTTAGAGATCAGCTCTACGATATGTTTAATACCGTAGCGTAATCCGATTTCTGGTTTACAGAGTTCCGTTAGAAACTCCCCCGAGAACCCCCGTTCCCTAGCAGTCTGTCCCATAATCTGCATTAGGCCGAAACTAGTTGCCCTATTATGAAGTTCCGTGTCTCTACTTATCGAGTTACCGAACTTCTTAATATCCGCACCCAGCCGTGTCATTAACCAACTCTTAAAAGTAGGTTCAAATCTATTAGCCCAAGTAGCACCATTCGACTCTTGTTTGATAATCCCCAGCACTGTTTCTACTGAAGGAATTACCTTTCCAGGATTCTCCTGTTGGCACTTAGTTATAAGCTCCTCGACCATAGGTCTGTATGTTTGATACCAAACTAAATTAGCCTGCAAAAAGTCCCGATCTTCTAGTTCACTCATGGCTTCCATCACCTTCCAGTAAGATTGATCTTTTTGATATACCACATATTCGTAGTGGCATGGTGTAGTATGCATAATAGTCTCCTGTTATGTATTGACCACTCTCCATGAACCGCGTTCTGAGAGTACCCAAAATGTTATATTTCATAGACTTTCCCTCGAGTAAAAGCTCTACGGCCCTTACCTTTCTTGGTTTGTTCAACCTCGATAAGCTCTGCAAAAAAGTCTTTGTTCCCATTATCCTGAAATTCAACAACGGCGAACCCTTGTTGCCAATCTGGATAACGAGTATAATCCACCTCCATAGTACAAAGGCATCCTATCTCATATCCCTTTTGTACCCCACATCCCTTAGAAGCCCTGTAGACACTTCCAAGTTTGTGACAATGCCCAACCATTACAGATTGGTTGAGTCTTGCCATAGTTGCTAGCGCGGTCTTTCCTGATGAGCCTCCACCTGTAGTGACCTCATCTCCGTGCAGTATCAACAACTTTCCTAGATAAATATTCTCACGTAAAAATGATCTCTTATTATCGATCCCTATTAATTTACTAAATGTTAATGCTTCTAATCCACATAATCCCAGTGCTTTATCTTGAAGATACTTCTTTAATCTTTGGTCATGGTTACCTGGGATAATATAAGTAGGAGCTATCGCTGTTAACTTGTCTAATATTCCTTTTGCTATATCTAATTCTCTTTGTAATTCAAATCCTGAACTCCGTTTAGGATCTTTAGTATACTTTGAGATAGGATAGAAATCTTGATAATCTCCTAATTGGATTATCTTATCAGGACGTAAATCCTTTGCAATTTCTATAACTAAATCTAAAGATTTTTGATCGTGGTAGGGGATATGTAAATCAGATAATACTACTGCTGTTTGATAATTACTCATTATTTAATTCCAAATTGTTCATTAGTTGTTTTTATTAACGACTCTAATTGAGTTATATGGACTTTTAAAAGTTGCTCTCTTAGATACAGAGCTTGCGCACCTTGTGTATCTAAACACATCTGAGTTTCTTCTACCTTAAATGACACCACTGGAAGTGGTTCTAAGGCTATATAATGTAGTTCTGGTATCTTATAGATAATTCGAGGGAAGCAACTACTGAGGAGTATTGAAATAGTTAGCAATATCGCTAAGTGTCTGAGTCTTCGCATCCTGTTTAACCCCATCTTTGGCTTTCTCCGTTTCCTGGATTCGTGCCTTTTCCAATCGGTCACTGGCTATTGTAGCATCCTTTTGGGCAACGGACGACTCTAATTTTCGTATTCGTGCCTCTAAGTAACGTCTGTAAAGTGCAGAAATCATCGCGGGAAGCCCCGCGATGAAGCCCAATATTTTAAGTATAGTTACGGTCATGGGGTTTTTTGTTGTACAACGGAGGCTATTACAGCATCCTTTCGTTTACTGCCCAAAGAACCTCCCATTGATGCACCAAAGAAATAGCCAACTACTGTTCCAAAAGAAGTAGCTAGAGTACCAAATAACTGGTTCACAGAACCTACGTTAGCCGCAGGTACTTCGATAAACATCAATGTTCCCATTAGAGTAAAGAAACCCATTACAACTGTCCATCCTAAAAAGTATAGGATTAAAGGCATCTTTTCCTTTATCTCTCCTATAATAGGAGGAGATAAAGGACTGTCTTCTGTAGGCTCTTCCATTACTTTTTTTGTGCGTTAACTACTGTTTCGATAATTAAGTTAAGAACGGATAGTCCTGCATTAATTCCTTCAGTAATTGCGATTTGTTCTAATTTATTTAGTACCATTTGTTTCTTCTCATTAGAAGAAAGACCAGAAGCCTCTGCTTCTCCCACTGCGATTTTTGCTTGTTCTGTAAGCAGTTCAACTCCTGTAGCTGCTACCCGAGCAAAAATATTCCGTACTGCGGTCTGCAATACCGCTACGAAACCACTACCAATAAACCATTGCTTTATCTTTGTAAAAAATGACATATATTTTTCTCCTTATCTATTATAGCACTTCAGAAAATGAAAATGACGTCTCAATTACTTCCCCAAGAGGGAACTGCATTTGAGTATTAGGATCTGTATGCCGCACTAAATAAGCGCGTGAGGTATCCCCATAATTTTCATAAAATATAAAGGGGGCTGTATTTTTGTTGATAATTCTGCATAAATCTTCCTGTTGAGTTGTACGTACATAAAGAAGTGACTCAAGATTTATTTGTACAAAACGTTGCCCCAGTTCCACAAACTCAGTAGAGCCCCCCTGGAACTCTGTACCAATAGTAGGCAATTTGGTTGTTATTGCCATCCCTTTTGGGTTACCCCCCGGCATAGCCAACATGGTTTCGGTTGTTCCTAAGCTAATCCCCCCAACGTACGCGCGGTCATACGGGGGAAGAACGGGGGTTTGTAAAGACGCATATAGACGTATATAACGAGTATTCACTGGTGGGGTAGCTGCACTAGACAGATCAATAAACACCCTACAGCGCCCCGTAAGTGGGTCTATGGCTCCGGTTCTTGTGCCTACATCTGACCATGCTGAAAAGGAACCGTTGTCCGCTATAGTGTTTGTTCGTATTGTCCAATCCGTTAAGTTGGTATTATCAATAAAGATGCCCGCTAAAATCGGACAACTTACTCCTAAATCTACTGTAATATGGATATGAGTATCTTCGGGATTTTCGGTAGATTTATAAATACGTAATGGGTGGATTCTATCCTCTACATTCAATAAAGCAAAACCGGTTTCAGCGGGGCTCGATAATCCGGTTGATGTACTATATGTAAGTGCATCTAACATAAAAATTGGGCCTATATAATTACTCATTATTGTTCTAATCCTACCGGAATATTTTCTTCTCCGGGGATTCCTCCTGGAGTATAGTTAAAGATTTCTGTACTATAACTCTCCGCTTCTATTGAAAGCTTATCAATATTATAGCCTAGACGCATAATTTTAAACGTACTTGCTGTGAGGTTTAAAGTTGGGATAGTAACTGTAATTAAATCCCCTACTTCCAAATTTCGACATTCTTGCCCTACTACTAATGAAATCATTTTATCTGTATACTTTAATTTCTTACAAATATAGTCCAAAACTTTATCAGCCGTCTCGTGTTCTATAATATAAGGGGCTGTTAACTGTAAAAGTTCCGTTCCATAAGGTAATACCTCTCGAGTAGTAGAAGCATGATAGTTACGATTTCCAGTAACATCTGGAAAATAACGATAATTTAGAACTACACGTTTAGTTAATGATGCTATATCTTTATAGGTATAAGATGTTAATGAAACAATATTATTGTAATAACCATCATTCAAACCTAGATTTGCCTTAATCTTAGTATTAACTGTATCTATATCTACTACCCATTTATTCTTCACGTCTTTATATAGTTCAATCCCCCGTAACATACAGAGATCGTGGATAATATCTCCAACAGGTCTCTGATCTAGAGTAACGAAATCTATAGGTAAATTCTCTTCATCTAGTACAGTCATTACTCGATCAAAAGAAGTAGGTTCAATTTTTGTACCTAAACCTACCCCTGGATCTGACAAAAAGCGTTTAAGCGCCATACCTAAATTGCGATGTAAGTTTCTAGACTTAACAGGATAATCTGGTCCCTCGATGAATGGGATATGGAATAGGGTTTGTTTTGGATGATGTTCGGACGAATTGTTATTTTGTACCCAACAACCTTTTATACCGTGTGCTACTAGGTCCGTTTGTAAAGCAGCGAAACCTTCCCCAGGAGCAAAATTACATGCTCCAGCAAATAGAATATCCCCCTGCCAACGTATGCCCGTATAGGCAGAACTTCCAATACTCAAAACATCACTAGTATAATCTGCCACGTCAGAATAACGACATCTTATTGTATCTACTAAAGTTTTATCCACATAAAGATTTAAATCCCCATGATGACGCTCTAACATTAAAAAGTGAAATTGATTATCATTAATATCTGTTCTAGAAGTTAGTTCATAAGTAACCCCATCTTTGCCTAAAATATAACCATAAAGATGACCATCTTTAATACCGATAGAGTAATTAATTACACCACTAGATTCTTTAGTCATAAAATCAGCCGACGCACTAGTCAAACCAGTATAGCGAGTATAACCGTAAAGAGCAAAATCTCTTTCAAATTTATCGGATAAGTCGTCAGTTCGAGTATTTGTAATATCTATATAAGCCGTACCCGCCCCCTCTAAACCAGGTTCAGATAAGTAAGTACCCGCCTCTAATAAAGAACTTTCCAATAACCAATAAGGCGTCTCCCCATTAAAGGTTAATGAATTTAACTTATAAACATAACCACTTGGATGAGCTATCTCGTCCCACTCGACTTGCCCAAAAGCAATAGTTGGGGCTGTAACTGTTATGTTCTCTGGGGGTGTCAAATCGCACCCCGCAACCTTTAAATCTGCTGCTATTGTATATGGTGCGTCTCCATATTGAATCGGATTAGAAGCAGAGACATCCATATATTCCCACTCAGCAGTATAGGAATCTTTTTGTGTATCAAAAGTAACCATATAAGTTGTACCGGGAAGAGGTTCTTTTCTGTCTTTACCTACTTCTAGATATAGTATTCTCCCCACAAAAGGTTCTACATCATCACGCCAATCTCCCCCTAGGGTGATCCCCTGTAAGGCACCACCAACAAAAAATGAAGATGTATTTCCAGTTGTGGTTATAAAATCATTTACTTGTGCTTCTAATAAATTATCTACATAAAGATAATTAGCCATACCATGATGTTGATATAGGTCGATATAGTGCTGTTGGCCATCTGCTAAGTCATATGCTGAAGTAGACATACCCACAAGTTGTATAGTAGTAATGCCGTCACAAGCCCAAAAATATGGAATATAACGATTTGTAATCCCATCTTGATAATAATCATCCTCTGAGATGATATGTAATTGATAACCAACAGTCGTAGCAGGTAATGTTGCGTATAAGGATTTATGGAAAACAATACCCTTTAAATCTCCATCTAAGTTGTTACTAACTACTGTATGAAAACGGGTGTCGTGGTAAATATCAAGATATGGAGTACCATTGATAGGGTCCATACTGTCATCGGCCACAGCACAATAGCCAAGAGTCTCGGAATTAATAAACTCTAAGCCCCCACCCTCAAGATAGAAAGGTTGCCCCTGATAGCCTATTAAGGTTATTTCATTTTCTGTTTCATCTACTAAAGTATCAAGAAAATGCCACATACCTCGAGTCTTATTTCCAATAGGACTCCAATCAATTCGGTCTTCGAATACTCGATAAGGATCCGATGAACTAACAATACAATCCGGATTAGTTATATCCCGTTTAAAGATCTTGCTAGTATACTCTCCAGCTATATCCCATTCTTGTTTGATTTCTGTAATCTCTAAGACATTCCAAAAAGGATTTATAGTGTTTCCAACATAATCAGAAATATAGTCTACCCCATTACGATATTGGCCACGGGTCATTTCTAGTTGTATAGATTGAATTGGGCACTCTTCTGGGTGTTTACCACCCCATGTATCAACGGGCAACCATGAAATTCGATTCATAAAGCCAGCATAATCTGTCCCTTGGATGTAGTTATATACGTGTTTTAACTTGACAACAGGTACAAGCGTTGCATAAGTATCACTAATATATTCATTCGACAAACTATAAGCATCATGCACTATATGGGGGAAATCTTTAATACCAGAAGAAATAGGAGTTTCTATAGGATATGCTTTAAATTGTAAACTAGGTACACGATTATCATCTGCTAAATAATTATCATATTCAACTATATAATTTGAATCTGCAAATTCAATAGAACTAGTAATAGCTAACCAATCTCGATATAATCCAGTAGGACTATAACTATTATCTACCCGAATATAAGAAAAAGCCCCGTTATTATTTTCACCTATATTATCTAGTAATGGACCACCACAGATATAATCAGACGTTGCATCTAAGAAGGGTACATTCATAGGATAGGGGTCTGTATCATCTACTGAAGAGTAGAAATCATAAGAGTTCGTTGTTGTGCCGTAGTTCTTATGAATATTCGGGATTGGCATTCTTCGAGTTCTACCAAAAAATACTGGGACCAACGCATTCTGATCATCTGCTAGATATTGCGAAATACCAACCATAGAGGTTGATTTAATTAATTGAGAAACTGTTCGATACGGATATAGGATATCTAAAACCCTAGACTCTACATTAGAGGAATCAAAAGAAAAGGTTTTATTAGTATTTAAAGAGATACTATTAATACGACCATAAGCTAATGTCTTAATTTCACCTGTTGCTATATTATAATCTCGTACTTTAATACCTGCTCCTAATAAAGAATCTCTATTAGTAATAAGTTCATCATCTGTATCATATAATTGTAAGGAAACTGAATCCAATTCGATTAGTCCATAAAAACTATCAGTTAAGGCACTGCTTACATCAATAGTTTTTATTACACCCTTTTTATATAACTTATAAAAAGAGTTTAATGTATTATATTCAGAATTAGTTGTACTAGCTTGACTTGGATTCGCTATAGTAGGATCCTCTAAAAGGGTTTTTGCATAACCCGTAAAACCTAATTGTACAGCTTGATAGATTAAATCTCCATGAATAACTAAATCCTCTAAAGAAGCACGATCTATTAACCCTAATGCAATATTTTGCATAATTTGATCGCTCGTAAAATTATGTAATAAATATTCATCTTCTTGTAAACAATAACGAAGAATATTATTCATTAAATAGATTTCCACTAACGTACGTTTATTATATGTTTCACTAGAATTTGTTATAAGATCCGTTTGAATATCTTCTTTTAAATGCGGAAACTGGATGACAACCATATTAGTGCCACCTGTTTTATATAAGTCACTCTCACTTCCATTAGATTGAATTGCTGAATAGAACCAATAATCATCTATTTTGGTTTCAGTAGCGGTGGCCATATGGTGTCCAAAACCAGCCGCCCCATCAAAACCAGGTTGGTATGTAGTATGACTACGACGATAACTCTTAATAGATAAGATATCCTCATTTTGACATCCAAAGGTAATGCCTAAAGGACTGCCAGCAAAGGCAATATTCCATGGTACTAAATTTGCAGTTGTTGCTACAAGATCTAATCCGTTATATCTAAAAGAGACTTGTAAAGGTCCAGCACTTTCTTCTACGTGAGTTTTACAATCCCCTAAAATTAGATAAGTAAAATCTTTCACTGTCCGTGGATTTACTGTTATAAATTCTTCGCCTAAATCAAAAATCTGTTCTTCTGTATAGTAGGGTTTTCCTTGTATAACTCCCAAATCATTAGATTTAAGAGGAACAATAATAGTTCGTATATTACGAAATTCTATAGGAAAAGCTGCTGTGTTATATGTTATTGCTTTATGTGTTATCGTGGTTGTAGTTGTATCAAAATCTATTAATTGAAAACCACTTACACAATAGTATGAATTTGAAACAATAGTATTACCAGGATAACTATAACGTCCGGTACAGTTAACATTAAATAGTGTATTATTTAATTTACTTATATTATTATATTCAACTTTATAAGCACCATATATATTAGTTGATACAGTAGAATTTATTTCAGCATAAGAAAAAACTAAAGCTGATCCAAAAACAGGTTCAAAAGTATCCTGTAATAGGATAGTCTCTCCTACATCTTCTAAACCAGTTTGTCCAATAGCTTCTGATTCTATTGTATAGATACTGTTTAAACCAATAGCGGTTAAACGAACCCCTCGAGTTTCACTTGCATAGGCGGGTTGTAAATTCTGTGCATATAATTGAACAGTTACAGTTTGACCAATGGTTGTATCAATCGGATAGGCAACATTAAAATCCCCAACTTGTGAGTAGGCTACTGTTATCCCATCTACTAGTAAAGAAGCCTTACCTAAAACAGTTTGTACCTTATCTACTTCTGGGGATTCTCCGTCTATCTGTGAAGCTACTTGTCCTAAAAGAAGAAACTTTTCATATTGTACTGGACAGAAAGTTAGTTCAGTAATTAATTCTAGAGTTGCAGATAATCCTACGGAGGGAATAAGTCCTGTTGTATATAAGTCTTTTCTATTCATTAGCCCCTACTCTGATTAATCAGTCTTAATTCGGCTCCTACTCTTCCTGTTCGTACACTACGAATTATAGCACCTTCTACAGCCCGTGATACTTGATCTAAGCTTAAATCACCCGTAGTACCATTAATATTGACAACAATATTTCCATAGTAGTTTATAGTACCCCCCATTAAGGAGCCACTTAGGCTTTCCGGACGTGTTAAGTACTCAATAAATTGAGTAAATTTCTCAAGTACTGTAATAAAAGCAGTGTTTTCTACTAAACTCCGTAATCGATCTAATATATCAGTTAAGACATCTGTCGTAACAGCAGGGGCCATTCCTAATCCTTGTGGGTCTGCTTGTAGATTTACACGACGATCTACAATAGCTGTTTGGGGTGTTTCAGGGGTAGCTGGCGTAACTGCCTTAGCTGTATTATCGGCTATTTGTTGCAATAGTTCCAGTTGTTTGAGTAGTACGTCTACTTGAGACGCACCTTGAACAGCAGTATTTTCTATCTCTGTTAACACCCCTAATAAGTTATGACTTAGGGTTTGGAAGCCTGGGGCTGTTCGTTGATACTCTGGTAACTGCTCTCCCGCGTTAGTCGCTAAACCAAAGAGAGTATTAACCGCTGTTATCACATCCGATGCCGCAGTCTGTTTTCTACCTACATCTGTTTCTTTACGATAACGAGCTAATTTAACATTAAGATCTTGTTGAGCATTAAATAGAGAAGCACGAATATTCTGTGGTGTACCCTGTCCAAAAAGAATAGAGTTTTTTGAATCACGAATACTCTTTGCAATTTCTTCCCAACGTTGTGCAACAGTTAATTGATCTTGGACTACTTTCGCTTGGGAAGAAATTGCGTCACCATATGCATCTAAGAAGCCCGCGTCAGCAAATAAATCATAGATCTGCTGTAATAGAGGAGCTAAAGCAGCCGACGCAGCATCAACCGTATCCCCTAGTCCTGGTAGTGCCCCGCCTATAAAGGCTAAGATATCCTGGAGAGCCACTTCTCCTTTCTTATAGCCGAGCATCATCGTATCTAAAGTATCAAAGAAAGGTCCAAAAATACCAGAGATAAATATCTCATTAGTAAATGATTCCATTAATGCTTCTAATATAGAATCACCTAATGATTTTTTAACTGCTTTTGTAAATGCATCTATCCCTGCGGAAACATTTTTAGATGTAAAAGCAGTTGTTACTGCGGATTTTATACCTTCTACAAACTGGGTAAAGCTAGTTGTTTCTATAGTAAGAAGACGAGTAAATAAGTCTATATTTAATTTACCATCTGCTCCTAATGCTTTTCGATATATCTCTTCAAGATCAATAGCTTTAGGAAGCTCTTCTTTTAAGGCTTGTAGTCCTTGCGCTATAATGGTCTCACCTATATCCGCCGTCATAAAACCTTCTTCTATTGCTTGCTTTACAGCAGAAAAAACAGCGGCAAATTCAGCAGCCGAGGAGATTTCTTTGGCTAAGTTTTGTAAAGCAGTTGTAACATCTCCACCTAAAGCTGCAATACGTTCTAATAATTGAGCCTTGGCTTCTGCTAATACTCCATCAAATTCCTCTAAATTCAATATTTGAGTTATTTGATCTGCTGTTAATCTCCCTATGTCTACATTTATTGGTTGTCCGTCTCGTCCTACGCGCCCCCCAAAAAGTCTATTTGCAGCGGCTGTAAATTGCTCTACCGATACACCAGACTCTGTTAGAAAATCGTTTAGATATTGGGTTTTCTTTAATGCTCCACCAGAGGCTAAAGAGAGCGCTGATTCAGTATCTGCAAAAGATAACTCTTGTGAATCTGCTTGTGGATCAATAGCGGTACCCCCAATATTACCTGTGAACCAGTAAGAAGCCCCGAGCGGACGCCTTCCCTTCTTAGTTATACGTCGGTAAGATCTTATATGTAATTCAATGCCTGGGTACAGAATAGATTTCTTATTATAAACATCCGTATAAGATTTATTATGGAATAACCATTCATAAGCGTCTTTCTTTAAACGATCTAATTCAATATCCCCGGTAGTCATGTTGATACCCCGTTCTACACTCATGGCCATAATTCCTGCTAAAACGGTAGCCATATATGTATCTAATATGGGTTGAGCTGCTTCTTTATCTACGAAATCTTTCGTTCCCCAATCTGCTGGAGCCAATCCTAAATTATTTGAAGTCTCTTTTAATTTACGAATATTGGCCGCAACATCTGAAAAGGCTAGATAAGAAGTCGTAAATGTTTTCGGACGTATCCCTCGATCATTTTCAAAAGTTAATCCATACCCTAGTTCATTTGCTGGTTGATCTTCTCCTGGTTTAGTCTTAAAGAAACTGGGAAGCATATCCAACGGAAAACCTAAAGTAGAAGAAAGAATACCAAAAGTATCTTTCATAATATCTTTGAAAACCTGCATATTAGGCAGTAGATTTTCTTGGAAGAGTTTTCTTAATGAATCGCCATATTCTGCATTAGTTATCTCTCCTTTATAAAGAGCTTCTTGTAAGAACTGAACTTGATCAATAACCGGTGTCAAGAAACCCTCTTTAACAACAGCCGAACTTATAGTAGTAAGAATACTTTCAGTAAAGAAGTCTTTAATAAAACTATCCACAGCTTTACCCATTACATCTAGTCCTTTCTGGAGAGATCCTGTTTCTAGGATAAACTTAATAGGTTCTTCTGTTATCTTCTTAATAGCATCAGCTACTTTAGACATAGTTTCTTCGATAGAACTACGAAGAGCTTCGATATCTAAAGTACCCTTCTCTCTAAACACTCGTATGGCGTGGGAGGCAGCATCTACTCCGGCAGGGAACTCTTTCCAGAAGATTAGAGTTAATCCTCGAATAGTATCCTTCACGAACTCCATATCAAGACTCTTTTTCTTGTCGTTATATTTTTTAATAGTCTTATTGAACTCTTCAACCGCAGATTTAAAACTACCCATCTGACGGGCGAGTTGACCATAAAAACTTTCCATATCTAATTTAGATAGATCATATCCTACCGCAACCATTGATGCTAGAGTGGCATTAACAGCTTTTTGTGCGTACTCAAAAGCCTTGCTTCGTTTTATACCCGAAGCTAAAACAACGCCATAAGCGGCCATCGCATCTGAGATATCTTCAATTCGTTGACGGGTATTATTTGGATTGGATAGATATAGAGCCTCTTCCAATGCCATTTGACGCTCGTGGGTGTTTATACCCCCCGCCGCTGTTCCCTGTCCAGTAGCGGTAAAGCGCCCAGTATTTGTAGGAGTCATACCCCCTATCCCATACCGTCCTAATACCCCGCCCCCACCATCCTTACTAATACCAAGAGGCTCACCCCCCGCACCAACAAAAGCACTACCTACACCTTTCTTATATGCCTTAAAGAACATCTTAAAGTAATCTGGTTTCATCAAGAAGGACATAATGATCATAACGATAGCAGCTATTAAAGCAGCGGCTGCTAATACTGCGCCTAATACTGCTGCGGCCCCGACCGCCCCAGCGGCCCCCGTGCCCCCGGCACCTCCCGCTGCTGCCCCCGCACTTCCAGCACCCCCCGCTGCTGCCCCGGCCCCACCTGCGCCTGATGCCGTTGCTGCGGATGCTGCCGACATACCTCCAACAGCTATATCTACACCACCACCTATACCTCCGGCTCCTATTGCTCCTGTAGATACTAAGCTACCGGCTAAACCTGGCCCTAGTCCATAACCACCAACACCCCCAGCTAATCCACTTAAAAAGCCTCCCATACTCATAGAACCCCAATCAATCGTAGAGCCTAAACTCCCCCATAAGGAACCCATTGAAGATAAGCCGCTTCCAACTAAACTATAACCACTACCCCCCATCGCCTTACTACCTAAATTAGCAGCCGTACCCATATAACTCATCGCGTTAGAACCGCCACCGGAACCACCAAACATACTACCAATAGTGCCCATAAGGCCACCAGCACCGCCGCCGGAACCCCCTGCCCCACCCGCTTGAGACCAACCAAACATACTACCTATACCTTTTCCGATAGCGCCAATACCATTCAAGATACCGCCAAAGAGTCCGCCAACGCCACCCTGGGAGCCGTTACCACCACCCCCGAACATACCAAAGAGGTTCCCTGCAAAAGAAGCGACATTCTGGAAAGCTGTCCCTAGGTTATTCTGTACAAACTCACCTAGATTTAGGATATTACCTTTAAAGGGTTTATCTAATAGTGGTATTTTGGCTTTTATAGATTCCTTAAAAGCATTCTTAAACCCATCCGTAATATCTTTCTTTAGACTCTTTAGTACATCTTTAACTTTCCCACCACTGAACATTACATCAGTAATACCCTGGGCAAAGTCATCGTTGATAGTCTTAGCCATTTCTCGCCAAACATCATTAATCTTAGCAGTAGCTTCATATTCAAGGTCTAATAGTTTAAGCTTAGTCTGTTGTGCTTCAATAATCTCTTTGATAGCATCTACAGTACCCTCGGCCCCTTCTACTGCGGAAGCCGCTGCAACTTGATCTTCATATTGAGAATTCTTTTTATCGTCTAATTCTTTTCTACGTATTTCTAAATTCTGTTCTGCTAGAATCAGTTTCTTATTATTAACTTCTATAATACGTTCTGCGGTTGCTTTATCTAATGCATATTGTTCTCGAGCTAAATCATTTTCTTCTTTAGTAGATACTACTCGCGCTTTTTTAATATCTAAAATACTAGATAATATTGCAGCTTGTTTAAGTTCTTGTGTTAAAAGTTTATCAGCAGCTTTTATTTCTTCATTAGCTGTTTTTACTATTTTTTCTCGAGTTATATCAACTTCTTTTAGTCTTGCTACTTCTTCAGTATAGCCCGCTTCTTTCATACGTAGTCTTTGATTTTCTATTTCTTTTTGTGCTTCTGTCTGAGTACGTTTCGCTGCTTCTATTTCATTTTCAGCAGCGATACGGGATTCTTCATTTAAACCCCTACGTAAGTTAGCTTTATCTATTGCTTGTTGAGCTAATTGAATTACTTTCTCTTCGTGAATGATAGCGGATTGTGCGGTAGCTATTTCTGCGTCTTTTAATTCTTTATTAAGAGCAATACGTTCTACTTCTGTATCAGCCATTTTAAGTTTTAAATCGTGTTCTCTTTTCAAAAGAGCAAGTTTTTCTTCTTCATCCCCACGAGCCGTATTTTCTACGGCTATTTGAGCGTTAATATCTTTAATATTAGCCTGTAATTCTCTACTAATTATTTCTTTATGCTCACGAGCATAATCATTTATCCGCCCCTGTCGTTCTAAACTAGCGTTTTCTAATTCATTTTTAGCTCGTTCAATTTCTAGTAGTTTCTCAGCGATATCGACCTCTAATTTAGCACTTGCTTCTGCGTCCGGTTTAACAGTTTTTAAACGTTCACGCATCTTATTAAGTGAAGTTGTTTCTGCGGATATACGTTCGTTTATTTTTACTATTTTTAAATCTTCCATTTGAAGAGTTAATCTAGCTAATTCTGTTTCAATTCTTGTACGTTCCGCTGGGTCAGGGGTATCTTTCTGTTGTTTAACTAATTCTTCTCGTACCCTCTCCATACCAGATAGTTTTTTATCCAAAGCCATCTCATTAGCTTGAGAAACTGATTTAATACCTGCTAATTCATTTTGTAGATTTTTATCAGCTCTATTTTGTGATTCTAGTTGTTCGTCATTTAATTTAGTTTGAGTTGCTATATATTGCGTTATCTCGCCTTCTAAAGTACCAGCCTGTTTTTGTAGATCTACTAATTTTGCATAATTTTCTCGTATTTTTTGGACATTAACACCAGCTTTATCTAATATATTTAACTGTAATAAAGCTTTATCTAAATTATCTATATTTCCTTCTAAGAATGGTAATACTTCCTCTTTTCCTAATTGTTTTGCTAACTCCGCTTTACTTGCATCCACTTCTTTTAGTAAAGGAGTTATTTCTTCTCGTACTCTTTTTAATTCATCACGACGGTCTTCCAGCATTCCAGAAACAGATTTTCCAGCGTCTTCTAATTCCTTGGGGGTTTTATTCTTAGCTTCAGCTAAGAACATCCCCCATTCTGTTCTTACCTCTTCCATCGCAGCCGCGTATGCTGCTTGTGACGTAACCCCCTGTAAAAGAGTGGCATTAATATATTGAAGAACCGTATTAACTTTTCCACCAAGTATTTCTAGTTCTTGTTTTCTAGTAACACTAGTACCCTCTGCCGCGTTTTCGGCTGCTATTATAGGAAGCATTGCTTGTATAATTTCTTTCATCTCTTTAAAACGACGGGTAACAGCTTGTTGATTGCCATCTAATTTAATCAATTCTGTTTTAATTCGAATTATAGCGTCTTCTGCTCCTAGGTTACTAACGCCTAATAAATTCCCGGCTGTTTTAAGATACTCTGTAAGTTGAGTTTGTTGTGCTAAAGTCTCTGTCCCTAAAGATAATTGAGTACTAATAGATTCTTCAACTGATTTTAACTTAATACGTTTTTCTTCTAATGCTTGATTCTGTTTAACGTACTCAGCAGATTCTTCTTCTACAGATCTTCCAATAGTATCTAGATTATCTTTGATATATTTATAGCTTTCTTTTAAGTTAGCTAAAAGATCATAAACTGCACCTGGTTTTTGATCTACAACATCTTTAGCCAAGTTTTCTTGTTGAGTTTGTAATTCTCTTAAATTATCCCGTATTTCAACAAAAGACTCTACTGATCGTTTGGTTAATTCATCATATACTTTTTTTAGTCCATAAATAGCTGCGGTGAGGGTGGCAATAACCGCTAACATAGCCCCGATAGTTGTGCCAATTACAGCCCCTATTGCCAGAGTAGCCCCTGAAAACGTATTAGTAATAAACATACCTAAACCAGTAAAAGCCATACGTAATTTAGTAGAATTAACCATAGTGCCTAGGGTTAAAAAGGTACCACCTAATCCACCTAATCGGCTAATAATTAAACCTATCTCAGATGTCCATAGTTTAAATCCCCAATAAATATTCCAAATAGCTTTTGAAAGAACTCCTCCTGTACCAAAACTATTTAAAACGTTAAATAAAGTAATACTTGCTTTTGCTGAGGAGTATGCAATAGTTCGATAAAGTATCCAACCCTCTACAAATTTAGTTAATAAAGGAGAAGCATAATCAAAGAAAGGTTTGAATCCTCGAATTGTTTCTAATAATTCTTTAATACTAGAAATTGCCCCTTGTAATACAAGAATACCATTACGCATACTATTAGAAAAACCTTCATTTTCAATAAAAAGACTATTGAAACTATTCTTTAATACTTTAACTTGAAAATCTAATCCCTGAGATTGTGTTAAATATGCAGCCAAAGCAGCTCTACTTGAACTAATAGAATCTGATTGATATTTAATTAACTCAGCATTTTCGACTAATTTAGCAAAAGTACTAGCAGTTCGTAATTCTAATGTAGCAAAAGCATCCGAGGCAGTAAAACCTGCGTTCTTTAATCGTAATAATACATCGGTATAACTATTTGTTATTGGATTTAATTGAGTCATATTCAAACCCAATTGATAAATACGTTCTTTAAACCTAGCCGTTGGAGCTAGTAAGGTAGAAAAAACCTGTCTTAAACCAGTACCTTGAGTAGAAGCTTTGACCCCTGAATCGGCTAATACCGCTAAAGAAGATAGCGTATCTTCTAAAGATACATTTGCATTATAAGCGGCTGTTCCCACATAGTTTAAAGATGTATTTAAACCTTCAATAGAAAGTTTAGATTTATTTGTAGCCGATACTAATTCATTTGTAATTATATCGGTTTTACTAGCATCAATATTATAGGCCCTTAAAACAGTAGTTAAAATTTGAACGGTATCTGCTAAGGGAGTTAAAGTAGCTGTAGCTAATTGTACAACTGATGTAAAAGCTTGTGTTGCTTCTGTTCCCGATAAACCCGCCTGCCCTAATTGTACATAGATATCAGCTAATTCAGCCGAAGTGAATTTAGACTGATTCATCGTTATAGTCAATGATTTTAAGATCTGTTCAAATTCTTTAGTAGTTGTTAAAGTAATAGCTTGGACGTTTCTTAAAGCTTGGTCAGTTTCTATTAAATTTCTAATTCCTTCTCTAGCTTGATTAAGAGTTAAATTCCATGTTTTCCAAATAGTATTGATTAAAGCAATACGGCCAAACATCTGTCCAAAGGGTATCGATAAACCCGTAAGAGCATGGATTAAATTATTATGAGCTAATGCGGTATCATCAACGGAAGCCTTAACCAAGGACATCGACTGGGCGTGTCTACGTGCGGGAGCAGCCGTTCCAGACATATTGCTACTTAGGTTATTTAAGGCTGTATTGAGATTATTTCTATTCCCCCCGGCTGCTCCTACAGAAGTCTGTAAAGCGTTAAAAGCTTGTGCTACGTTATTAATTAAAGTCTTAGCCCCACGCATATTAGTCTTTACATTAAGCATTGCTGTGGCTATTGCTTCTAAACGTCTAGCTAAAGTAGAAGAGGTATTCTTATTTAAAGTCCCCATTGCTGTAGCTAATTCGGTTATTCCAGACATATTCCCTAGTTTAATTCTAGAGAGTTGCTTTAATAACGGAAGCAACTGTGGAAGGGCTGCTGCGAATTTTTCTATACCAGTAATTGTTTTTGCTGGTATAGAAAAACCTCTAAAGGCTTCTTTTAGTTCAGATACCCCTGTGGCTGCCGGGGTCATATTTCTTTTTAGAGTTGCTAAAGGAGTTGCTAATCTATCTAGGTCTTTTTGTAAATTAGTTATTGCTGTTTGAACTTTAGCAAATTCTTCTATTAAGCGTTGAGCCGACGCTTCAATAGTTATGGAAAGTGTGCCTAAATTGTTTGTACCGGCCATAGGTATCTATCCTAAAAAGCTATATTAAATTTAGAATAGATCGCGGTATTAGTTCTTGTTTATATAGTATTTGTATACCATCAAAATCTATCAGATTTAGTATAACATATTTACTCTTCAATAATTCCAAACTCCTTTATTTGTTTAGGGGTTAAGTTTACTGCCTCTGTAGTTCTTTCGTTTCCTGAACCCTTCTTTTTAACCTTATCATAAGCATCCGCTTGTCGTTTATAACGCTGGCTTACGGCATCCACGCAAGCGAAAACCTCAGTCTTAGTCAGACTGAAAATCTCATCTACGGTCCAGCCATACTCAGAGGCTAGTAGGTCTATAATTGACCCTATTGGGTGCTCTTGGGAAAACTTATCTTTTACGGACGAAGGTTTGGCACTACTGCCGCCACGCCCTCGGGCAGATTTGTTCCCTGAATGTAAGGCATCAGCTTTGCTTGGATCAGATCCAAACGCTGTCTCAATAAAGGGACGATTACTGCGATGACCTCCGCGATATCAAGATTTTCCTCAACCCAATCAGTCGATTTGCCCATAACAATACTAATAAACATAGTTGCCTTATCGGGGGCAATCTCAAGCATACGAGTAATAAACCCTAATGCACTGGCATCTGGGGTTCCTAGAATAGGACCAACATCTTGTAGCACACTTTGGATAATATTGATTAGTTGTAGTTCCTTCTTCCAATTAAGTTTAGGAATCTTAATACGTAAATCTTCTATCGTGGTTACATAAAGTTCAGGTTGAACAAATGTAGCAATATCGTTCTTAGGGGTTTCTGTTTTGGTTTCCATTAATGTATCTCCTATAAAATAAGTTGCAGTCTATTCTGCTACTTTAAACTTGTTCTTTGCCTTATGCAGGCGGATTAGCTTTCACTAATTGGAATAGACGTTGGGTCGCTCCAAGAGTACTTCCACCCCATTTGGTGCTTGTTTCCAATGCAGCATATGAGTAAGGAATCTCGTGGAGGGCGTCTCCGAATGTTACGGAAAGATCGCCTTGACCTTCAGCGTGCCATAACCTTAGTGTTAAGGTAGCTCCACTGGGCATTGAGTGAATGTACTTTACTGCTACATCGGAAACGTTTAGATCTCCACCGAAACCGAAAGTAACCTCATCCCCTGCCGTTGAAACAGCCCCAGCGCCAATCGCTAATGCTAGATTATCCATGTCCCATTCAAGACCAGTTACAGTTAGAACGGCGGACTCAGCAGTAACGAACGTAGCAATCTTAGTTGCTGGGTTTCCCTGAACAACATCTAGACGAGTACGTGTGACTGCGAAGGTTGCGCCTGAGCTAACCGCACCAACGTCCTGTAGGTCATTTGCCTCTGTTACAGTTCCGACATCTACGGTAATTGCACAAAGGTAAAGAATACCTGGGCCAAAGGTCAGATTATCTACATCGTAATTTGGTACGTTAAAAGCCATTTATTTCATACCTCCAAAGTAGCCCTTCCACCGATCAGAAACCCAGTACGGGGCTCCATAGACTATTTTCGGTTGTGCTTTCTTAGGGTAAATCATATCCGGCGTACTCCGAAACTTATTCCACTGAACCTGTAAGCTCATTAATCTCACCACAAGAGCGGCACGTAATCTCAACTAGTTCAGCATTGGTAACTCTAATATATAAATCTCGATACTTGACCCTAATTCTTGATCGAGTTTGCTTATCCACAAAGCCTAAAAGACTTCTACAGGCGCGACAACCAAAAGGAATATCATCACAACGTTGCCGTGCTCTATCTAGTTCGCGATCTTGGTCTATTTGTTCTGGCATTTCTATGCTCCTATTTTTCGAACTATCCATAAATTACTTAATACATAAAGATAACGTTTTCCATAAATTCCACTTGCGTCTGTAATCCCATTATCTTCCTTAATTACAAAATTTCCTAAGTCGGTATTATACCGATTATTATTGATTATATCATAGAAAGTTGTATAGACTTTATTAGCCTCATCTAGACTACTTTCAGAGACGTAATTGGTCTGAAAAAGGTAAGTCTTAACTGGATACTGATCTCGGTTTGGGCTTGAGGTTAATAGGTGGAAGGAGATTAAAGGAAAAACTAACTCTTCGTTTAATTGAACCAACTGAGGACGAAAACGGTCCCCTATTAGTGCGTAGAGATTCCCATCATTTTGGGCCTCAAACTTCAATTTATGTACAATATCTAGATAATCCATTATTTTATAACCTTTATTATAGCATTTTGTACTTCTATTAAGGTTCGATTACTTGTTATATCCTCAAATAAAGCCACCCGTAGAATATTCCGTCCTGCTATTTTCTCTGATCCCAAAAGAACTTGCCAAGCATATTCTTGTAGAGATTGTTTTGGAAGTTCTTTTCCCTCTTTTCCTGGAGAGTGTGGAGTAACTACCATATTAGGTTCCCCTGTTTCGGGCCATGAAACTCTATTGCTATCTGATATCCCTGGGGGATCAATACTTTTAGGGTAGCCTACTTCACCTACGACACTATTACCTTCCATACGTACAGTCTTAGTTAGGGTATCTCGTAATTTACCCGTATCAGTTCCTATCATTCCAGGAGCTAATGCTGTTCCTGGAACCTCTAATCCTGTACGAGCATAGGGATTTGGTTCTGATTTATCCCGAAGAATATCTCCCCAAATTCTATTTTTCGGACCAGATAATGCAGTAGTAAGACGTCCATACATAACTGCTGTACTAGAAGTTATAGCACTATGACACTCAGATTTAAGTGCAGTTTCTAAGGTTTTTAATTTAGTGGATATTTCTTTAATCCCTGTTATTGTTATATTTTTCGCCAAGATCTATATCTCCTAAATTTGATTCATCTTTATTATAACTCTTTTTAGGTATTTTTTTACTGTTCTTTTTAGAACGGTTTTTAGCATACCAAGGAGTCCGATTTTTCTTATCGGACTCCTTAAATGTCTTGCCCATCTTATTTACCAATCTTCTCTGGAATTATGGGTTCATATTTCCAGGGATGCAGGGTTGAGTACAACTGTTGGAGTACATTCCTTACATCAGGTTCAGCCGGAAGTCCTTGACAATCTTTCACCGTATCGTATGCCCGATTCAAATGAATCATAGTCTGTTCAATCCTAGGACGAATAAACTTCGGACGTATTTGCATACTTTTCTCGAGTAAAACTAAAGCCTCTGGAATACGTCCAAAATTACGATAATGTAAAGCTAACTCAAACATTGCTTTAGCATTATCCGGATGTTCTTCTAATTCCTTCTCAAGTAATCTTCCGTAGAATTCTAACTTGTTCTTAATAGTATCCTTATCTGTTAGGAAACCAGGATTGAATACTTTAAGATGAAGATCCTGGTGAGTAAAGAAAGGTAGTTCTTCAATACTCTTGTCTAAAGTCTCATGTACTCGCCCATAATAATAAAAACGCGATAAATCACGTTTAAAGAGTCTAGGTTGTTTAATTATCTGTGTACGTCCATCATTATGCTGTGTCTCAAGATGCTGTAAGCAAACATCTGGACCGGTATTCAACATAGTGATAATCTTCTCAGGACCATGTTGTTCCATGATTTCATCTGCATCGATATGCATAATATAATCTTGTGTTGATTTCTCAATCATAAAATTTCTAATCTCAGAGAAGTTCTCGTTAAAAGGTTTTTCAAGATAAGAGATCCCTACTGAATCTAAGAACTCTTTTGTCTTATCGGTAGATCCGGTATCTACAATAACCCATTCACGCACAATACCACCAAAAGTAAGAAGATGCCTTCCTATATTTACTTCTTCATTCTTTACCATTAAATTAATAGAAAGTGAAAAAGGTTTAGGAACAATCATATCAATATCTACTTCATTCGTTAAATGAGTATAATCAGCACTTCCAGCGGTTAACTTCTGTACCTGGGGAGGTGTATTATCGTGGTCTCGATACCACTGTTGTTTACGAATAATTTCATCCGAATCTATATAACCATAATGATTAATAACCAAATCACTCATAATAAAAGCGTTATTAGGAATAGACATGGGACGATTTCCACAATGCAAACCAGTATCATCGGGGCCATAATGGGGGCGAAGTGTAATAGGAAAAAGATGATTCTTCCATAAACGAGTGAAGAAGCCCTTTCCCCAAGACCCATCTACTCTAGCCATAGAATCACATCGCCAATAATTGTTAAAAAGACTACGATAACCAAAAACTGCTGGATTAATAGGATTCAATAGTTCTTTAAAACGAGTTATAGGATAATTAGGATCAATACACTCATCGTGATCCATCAATAAAACCCAGTCTTCTGGCGAAGCATTCGCAGCATTCATTAAAGTTAATCGATCCCGAATCTCATCAAAAGGAAGTTCTTTCTTATTTGTTAAGAAGGTAGATAATTTATCTCCGAATATTTCTTTAAGATTATTCAAAGTAAATTTTGGATGTGTTGACTTATCGGAGAGAATAATAACACGATCTACATATCGTTCATTTACCTTTGCACATCGTATAAAAAGATCATATTGTTTATCAGAGTCTATTTTAACCCGTTGAATCATTACAACCTTATTATCATTTACTTCTCGAAACTTCTTTATATACTTAGGCCAATTACGTACACCCCCCCTCATTTCTGGATTGTATTTATTAGTAGTTACACTTCCATAATGATATACAAAAGTACGTTGGCTAATTAAAGCACCAAAACCAGCTTTAATTGCTCGAAGAACGAAATCATTATCACAAAATCCACCAGGAGAATACTGTTCATCGATATAACCTATTGTGTCCACTACTTCACGCTTTACCATCATGCAAAAACCTGAAAGGAATACAGTTGTGTCTTCAAAACCATACGTCTTACCAAATTGATCTTTAGCTCTAAATCGTCCACAATAACTCTTTAAGTAGTTCATGGCTACTGGAATATCCTCCGGTCCACGAATAACTGCTTCAGTAAAAGTCTGTTCACCTGCCGCACAATTAGACCTAGGGCCAACTAGTCCGATCTTGGGGTGATATAGATGCTCCGTTTCCATCGAGTCTCGCATTTCCTCGAGCCAATTTGGCGCTACTACTGTATCATCATTTAACCAAATTAAATAAGGCCCCGTAGCCGCTTTTAATCCTATATTTTGTGCAATACAAAAACCTTGATTACTATCTAATCGAATAAATCTAAAACAGTCCCCAAGGACTTTCTTGTATTCTTCACAAACACGAGGAGTTACATCAGTAGAACCATTATCTACTATAATAATCTCTGTTTGTTTCATATCTGAACATTGTGTAATAGAATCAATACATCCAATTAATTGGATGTAGTTATTGTACGTCGGTATACATACCGAATATGTGAAACTCATGGTTTTCTCCTAAGAACATTTTATTGTATTTTTGCTATTTTAAGAACCGAATATACATATTTTACCCGATTGTAATATACATCAATATCGAGAACTCGATATTTCTTTGTAAGACCAATGGATAAACCTGTATCTACATCTAACATGGAAACGTCTAGTACCCAAGGAGGGTCGCCCGCCTCTGGTACTATAATATCATTAACTAACACAAACTCTTCATTACAAGCAATATAACAAATCGCTTCGTCTGGTTTTTGTTCTCCTACGGGTGAAAAGAAAGGAGTACCTGGGCCTATATTTTCAAACCGGGCAGGAACACCTACTTGAACCGTGGCTTCTGTCATAGTAGGTTGACCGCTACGCCCTTGAACAGAGGCTGTTACATATGAAGCAGTCCCACTTGTAGCTTCAAGCGAAAGTAATTCTGTCCAACTCTTTGATGTTATTTTTCTACCGGGGGCATCTCCAGTAAATGTAATCGTCTCTGAAGACGTTACCCCATTCAATAAACCGGTCACTACAAATATTCCATTACCATTGGGAATCTTTAAATCTACTACAACGGGTTGAGTATAAGTTAATCCAATAGTATGTGTTTGTCCAAGTACACCTTGATTAATCAAGGTAGACGTAGGTCTAAAAATAGCTACGGTATGACTGAATAAGGATCGTATTCGCATTAGATACTTCTATCGATATAACGATTAAGAGTGGCTGCTATAGATGAATCTGAGGTTAATAAGAAATCATCACGATAAGTAACACTATAAGAACCAATAGATTCTTGTTTAACCCCTTCTTGTTGTCTTGCATTATAACCAGCACTTACCAATTTCATAGCAACTAATTTAACATCTTCAGGTACTTGTTTATATCCTGCTTTATAGGTAATAGCAATTGGTACAGGCGCCACGGGAAACTTAATTCCATCTACTCTGTGAACATATCCCTCGCGTTCTGCGATATAGGTACTATAGCTTCCTAGTGTAGCATCTAAAGTCACACCGTCAACTAATATTGATTGGATATTGTCTACTGGGAAATTGGTGAGTTTAATCCTATCGGAAGCCTCATCTAAATAAATGAGGTCTGTATAAGTCGCATATAAGAACCGACGCCCTGTGATTCGATAAATGGCCCGATCACTAGCGCGCAATAAGCTAAGTAAAATTGCATCGTAATTTACCACCGGAATATCTAAGTATGTTTTTATTTCTTCAAGCGAAACTAAGGACTGTTCTTCAGCACTTACATATAGATAATTAGTTTTTACGTAAACATTTGAAGAAGCAGTAACTGCACCCGTCGATACCAAAATACGATAAACGTTATCATCGTCACCCCCTTGCAAACGGAAAGAGACATCATCATCGGTCACGGAAAGCGAACTATCAATATACAAGGAACTTGTACTATCCCCATCCGTTTGTAGGTTGGTGATTGTTAAAGTTAGTCCTGCCTGAAGAATCGATTCAGTAACATCTAAAGTATCTGTAAATGAAACTGTAAAAGTCTGAATATCTAATGGTTTCTTATAGAAATACATTATTTCGTCTTAATTCCTTTCTTTGAAACTAATCGATCCTTAGCTTTTAGGAGTTCCTTTTTCTGCTTTGTATCAAGTTTTGGTTCAGTTTTCTTAGTCATAGATCGATTATAGCATAAAAAGAAAGGGAAGCCTTTTGGGCTTCCCTTCCTAGAACTTAACCGATCTAATTTAGATTAGGGGGTAATTCCTACACCAGCAGCGGCGATAGTATTCGTAGCACTGGGGGTATAAAGAGCCTTGTAATCTAAACGTTGAAGGGCAACCAACACAAGTTGGTCGGTCTCAATTACTTCACGGTTCTTCAACTGGATGTCACGCCAGTCCCCGAAGCTGAAGCAGTCTTTTCGGATAAGTAGAAGCTCAGTTTTTGAGCTAGTCCCCATATTCAAACCGGCTGCATCATATGTATCTGCTACATATGCTGAAATCACGATAGGAATACCGTCTAATGATCCGATCTGACCATTTAGAATCGTAGCACGAGCACCGAACTTGTCAACGGTAAGAACTTCCGTTAGGCCAAGCAGTTTGTGGTACCCGGAAACACCCGTAACATAAACAAGCTGATTCGTATCAACTCCATACTTACCCATAGCCTTACGAAGCTTACGCAGATTCGTAAGATCGAAGGTGGCTAGATCAACGGTCGTTGCAGCAAGCTGCGCGGCACGTCGATAACCATTGTAAGCGGTAGTCTGCACGGTCCCAACAGTTACGCCGTCAATGTTTGACGAAAGGCGAACGTCTCCGTTAATAACTGTGTTTTCCTGTGCTTGTGCCAAAGAACGTGCAATCTTCTCACGAACGTAAGGAACCACTGCGACAATTGAGTCTTCGGTGATTTCCGTTGATAGAACGGAACGCACGCCGACTTTCTTTGCCGTAAAGGTCAGATTGCCAGTTCCCGGTGATGCAGCAGGAACAAAGGCGCTAGTGTTAACTGAATCGTTATCACCAGTAGCCTGTGCAACTACATAAGCTGAAATATCAGATCCTTCAACCGGGAAGGTGAAAGGATTGGTGGGCATATTGAAACGCGGATGTAGAGCTGCAACACGAAGGTCAAGCATTACTTGCTGAATCATATTACGACTAAATCCGGTTGGAATCCATTCTGGGCCATAGCCTGTAGAACTATTATCCATGGCCTTATAAGCATTTGGGTACTTATTAGCAATGTAGTTCTTTAGAGTACGGGATTGCCACGGGGTATTAATCCCTAATGCAACCATGCCAATATAAGCCTCGTCATTCGCCAGTTGAACTTCTTCATACATGGAATCACGAGTCGCCTTGACATTCAAAATGGATTTTAGACTAGCTGTATTCAGAATAGCACCATTACGGTCCTCGTCTGCCTCAAACTCTGCCTTACGGGCACCCTTCTCAGACTTCTGTAGAATATCGGTAAGAGCAGCAACTTCTGCTTCCATCTTAGCGATCTTTTCCTTATCGTCTGAACGCACTTCCCCATTTGAATGGGCCTTTGCTTGAGAAGCCTTTACGGCATCCGTCAGAGACTTGATCTCACCAGCGAGCTTTTCAAACGGATCGACGGTGGGAGCTACCGGAGTTGTAGCGGTGTCTTCTGTCTTTTTATCTTCATTCTCCATTTTATCTTGATTTTCCTCCAAGAAAAATTATTTGATCTACCCTTAAAAGAATTATAACATATTCTTCTTAATATAATCGAATACGCCCGAATCTTCAAGTAACTTCTTAGTTTTAAGTATAAGATACTTGTTCTCGAGTTCTTTATATGTTAAGAAAAGGTTTTCATATTGTTTACTCTGGCGCGTCCGACGAGTGTCGAATTCTCCTATGATCTGATCTAGTTCATTGACAATCTGGTCTTGCTCGGCCAATTGAGTTTGGAGACTAATAACTTCAGCCTCCTTTTGTTCTAAAATAGTATTCAATGAATCAACCGCACTTTGGAGTGTACCTAGTTGAGCATCTTCGTCTACTTGATTAATATCAGTCTCGGCCTCTTTTTCAAGATCCTTTGTTGGGGTCTCTTTTGAGGTCTTATCCAATGACTCAATTAAACTTTTATAAGTTATTACCTCTGTCTTATTTAAGCATTTAACTTTACTAAGCCCCATAGTCCCCATTTCAAACAATGAATCCGTATTCATCGGAATAGTTACAACTGATACTTCGTATAGTTCCAGATCCTTAATAAGCAGTTGGTCCGTATCTTCATTATATTCTACGACTATCGGACGAAAACCAATAGAAAAGGAACGTAAAATACCTTGACTAATTGCTTTCCATACCGTATCCGCAGGTTCAAAATCGCGTCCTATTTCAATCTCTACAAACAAACCAGCCCCACTGATTCTTGCTTGACGTACTTTACCAATTGGTTCATCCCATTCGTGATTATAGAATACAATAGGATTTTTAGTAAGGTAAGCATCCAAAGAACTCATAAAGGCCCCAGGATCAACTATTTCTTTGCTACGATCCTCAATATAAGCATTCGCTAAACCAGAAATAACCCTGGCTGTAGTTCCATCACTGGCGACTTCTTTAACCTTGAGGTCATCTAATGAGTATGAGGCTATCTTGCCTAGAATTGTGTTGATCTTTTCGTTCATATCGTCTCCTAATTATACCATAGTTTATTTTACAGGTTTTCCTTCCTGGGGTGGGGTATTGGTGGGGGGAGGGTTTTTAGGATCGTTTATATCCAGTTCATTGGGATCTGGTTTATTAGGATCTTCTGGGGGTTCAGCTATAGACCCATCCACATTAATTACTGTTAGTGTTCCTTCCATAAAAGCTATTTCAGTAGATTTAAAAGGTTTCTTTTTTGGATAGACTTCTTTAAGAGCTTCCTCGAGTGGCCACCCATTACGTACTAGAATCTTATAAGTCTCAGCACGTTTAAACTTCATCTCATCTGTATCACTCAAAGCGGGGATATTTGAAGCGTCGGGAACAAGCATCCAATTCTCGGCAAAAGCTTGAACTAATTCAGTATTTAATTTATCCAGAACTTTACTAGATAAAGGCATAATAGTATTCGACCAGAAGAATACAATCTGTTCACGAATACCAGCACTTCTACTAGAGGTATTTTCAAATTCATAAATACCAGCAATCGTAGGGGGTACCCCAAGTAAAGCTAAAATCTCCTCGCGATTTTGTCGGCGGAGCGCCGCAAAATCTAGATCTTTAGGATTAGGGGTAGTTTGCTTCCATTCAAGCCCCCCACTCATTATCATTACTTTACCTACTTTACTACGTCCCTCATAGTTTTCTTTGAGTTCTTTTCGAATCCTTTTAAATTCTTCTTGGTTGATACCTTCTTTACAGACGATAATACCAGAAGGCCAAGTAGCATTTTTAAAATAAGCACTATTCCAATCAACAGCGTGCCAATCGGCTTGAATAGCAGATCTTGCTGCGGCGATTTTCGATAACCCATAACGAGACTCTCCCCGAGGATCGAAGTATTTAATATGAATGATCTCCTCTGGTTTGAATTTAACTTCTTTACCATTCACAATATAACGATATCCTTTTACAAAGTTCTTTGTATCGGGAACCACGGTCATATTTTTAGGGTTTAGAACGTATAATTCAGAGATATTTTGTCCTTTTCCAACTTTTTCTATATAAGCATTACCGGTTAAGATAAGATGTAAAGCAACAGCCTCCTTAAATTCATTCTGGTTCATCCATGGGTTAGGATTAGCTAAAAGATTAAGTAACTTAGTGGCGATTCTACCCTTAACATCATTATTCGCCTCTCCTTCTTTCTTCTTGTCTACTAAGCGGAAATCAATCTGACTGAATCCCTCTACAATTCTGGATACTCCTACGTGGAGCCAGATAGAATTGGGATACTTTCTTAGTTGGATTTCAGAGGGCTCAACACGATAATCGACTATATCCGATCCACCGGGTTGAATAAATAGATTTGAGGACGTATTAGTATCTTCATTTATGAGGGCACTAGCACGAGATGCCTTAGTGTCAATTACCTCTAAATCAAATACTGGTTTATTAAAAATTGAACCTATATTCCACTTCATAAAGAATATTATAACATTAAATTATGTAAATAGTCTTTTCTACTCGACTTTCTATATGACTGGCAGCAGCTCGAGCAAACCAACAGCTCATCAAAACATCGTCGTGTCTTCCTAAAGGATAAGTTTTAAGTTCCTGAAGAAGAATCTCCGTTGTTTCTCTACTTATTTTATTGCCAACAGGGAAAGTCCAACGTAAATGTTCTATTTCAATCGCTAGTCTAGGAAGACCAAATTCTAGATCAGTTTTCTTAATCGCGGTTGTAGTGAAAGGTTCGACGGGTAAGGCAGTTGTTCTAGTTAATTCCTGGACAAAGGCTTGTTGATATGCATTATTTTCTACATAAATATAAGTAGGATCTAAGAAATCAGCATAATTTTCTACCATTTGTAATTGTTGATTAAATGTTAAACCCCTATTTCTATAAAGGGTTACTAATGTTCTATGTTTAGTTTTAGGATCAACCATTATGCCAGTAATTACAAAATAGTCCCCGGAAGCCGATTTGGCAGCAATAGCTAGGTCTACCCCCATAAAAGTAAAGCAGCCCTTTGGACAAAAGATCCCTTTATCATCTCCGGGGTAATAAAGAATATGCTTATTTGAGCAGCACTCATCAATATACTGTTCTTTAAAAACTACCTCTGAATCACTGAGGGCTATCTGCCGCCACCCCCGATCAAAGTCTCGAGCCCCGATTAAATCGCGTTTAGCCCTGAGAGATTCCTCGGACCAGAAATCCCAAAGAGGTATGTCCTTCTGGAGAATAGCCATTACTGAGAGTATAGCACAAAGCTCTAGGGGCTCCGTACACCCCTAGGCTTTTGCATAGAAGTGCTCCTAAATACGTACCCACTTTTACTAGGGCTGTTCTCTTCTCTTCTTCTTATATATTTAGAAGATTTTATTATTATTTAGAGAGTTAGAGCCCCAGGAACTGAGGGCTCTAGAACTCAAGCCAAAAGTGAGGACGCATTTAGGAGCACTTCTATGCAAAAGCACCCCCCCTCTTCTTTCCCAGAAACCCCTCGTCCCCCAGCCCTTCTGTGGTATCCTCAGTCATGCTGAAAGACCCTTCCCCCCAGCTTGAGGCTTGGCTCAATAGCAATCGGGGTGCGTGTTACCTACCTACCGTTACTAGGGCTACCTCTGCCCGCGACCAAGAAGAGAAGTGGGTATCAGATGATATATGTTGGGTTTTGGCGGGGGCTCGGGATGACACTACCTGGTTTACTAAAGAAGAATGTCTTAAATTATTTGGAGATTCTAAATTAGAACAAGAATTTTTTGATCTTTATGATAGACGACTATATACGATACAATCTATTTTAGATACTAAGTTAGACAAACATCCCCGACGTAAAGAAGAACGAGTTCTTTATGAATTTCGTTGGATAAATAATAAACGTATTCGTACCCTCGAGAAAAAACCTACCCATTTAGAACCTAAATATATAGGTAAAGAAGTGGCTGATGGTTATATTATTGAATCTTTACTTTATAAGTATACTCGAGATCGGTTAATCTTGTTATATGAAAAGAAGGATCTTCCCCTTGTCTATCATCCTACTAAGAAAGATAAGTATGCGGTCTATGCTGTCGTAGTTAAAAATAAAGATCGTAAATGTATAAAACTTTGCAATTTACTTATCAAACATAATATAAACGACCAAAGATTTAAACATAATAAACGATATTCTTCGGAATATAAGATTTATACACATCTAAAAAATAGGAAAAAACCTATGGTTTGGTTATCGTTTCAAGACTTCTTACAGGATCTTCCTAAAAAACCAGATCCGATTGCTCGACTATATCGTCGTAACAAAAAGTTACCATATAGTAAAGATAATATATATTGGAAGGTACCTATCCGATTACCTGAAATCCGGGATTCCGAGCTATATACTCTTCCTTTAGATGATCTGGAACTATCGCTCTGACTTCAATTCCAGTAAAATCTTCTTTAATAGCTTGAATTAAGATGCCATATTGATTCTTCATCTGTGGATTACTGAGGATCTC